TCAACATGGGGCCGCCGGTCGCCGGACCTCGAGGCCCGACGCCGAGCCCCGCGGGCGGCATGGGCCCGCCAGTGCCTGGCGCGCTCTCGGGGCCTGGCGTCGCGGGCGCGATCGGCGCGCTCGGCGCAGCGATGCGGGCGCCAAAGGCGAGACGGCCGCGCATGGGAGCGCTCGGTGGCTGACGACGATCGCCCCCAATACCAGCATGGCATTGGCACGATTGACGGCACCCAGTTCCATTGGGGCTCGGGGACGCCAGGGAAGTATTGGTCGATCCCTTATGGCGACTATCCGGTAACCCCGAACGCGCCGACGGGAGCCTGGGCGCATCAGGCGGGCGCGATCCCGATCAACAACAATGTCATTCCGGATCCGCAACTGGGCCGGAACCGCATTGGCATCATGATCCATTCGGGTTCCGCTCCTTCCCTCGATCAGCTCTACACGGAAGGCTGTTTCAAGGTCGATCCGCAGGACTGGCCCACCGTCCGGTCGCAAATTCTCGCAGAGGCTGACAAAGGCCCGCTCTACCTGCATGTCGCCCCTGGCGGCGTCGCGGCGTTCACCAATACCAAGACGTTCTCGCAAGCCGGCGAAGAAACGCCCGCCGCCAACGCCAACGCCGCCGCCAACACCACCGCCGCGCCGAGCCGGGTCGCTTCGGCCACGCCCATTCCAGGCGGCAACGCGCACTCCGACTTCATCGTTAATTATGCCAAGCAGATTGGGCTTGATCCAAACTTAGCGCTTGGCATCGCCAACGCCGAAGGGTTGCGAGCCTGGAGCTCGAGCAACCCGAACGCCGCCTCGACGGTCGACGTCGAGAACGGCAAGCCGTTCTCGTTCGGCGACTATCAGTTGAACACGCACCCTGGCGCGCTGGGCGCGAAGGCGATCGCCGCCGGCATCGATCCAACCGACCCCAGCCAATGGCAGGCGGCCGACAAGTTCGCGCTTGACCAGATGAAGGCGGGCGGCGTCGGGCCGTGGAGCGGCGATCCGGTCGCCAAAGCCTATCAACAGACCGGGAGCGTTCCTGGCATGACGCTCACGAACGCGCCCGTTTCGACCGCGCCGGGAAACGCCAGCGCCGGGGCAAGCGGCAGTCCCGCCTCGGCGGCCGCGACCACTGCGGTCGGCGCGCTCGGCACGCCCGGTGGTCCGGCGCTGCCCGGCTTCAGCCAGGCGCAGTCGAACCAGTTTCTGCAGGGCGCGAGCGGCCTGCAGAAGGCGATGGGCGGCCAAGGCCTTCAGGGCCAACAAGGCGGCGACGGCGGCCAGGAGCAGATGCGGCCGTCGCCGATGCTGCAGGGTCCGGCGCCCCATATCCCGAACGCGCAGGCCGCCGCTCAGACCTACGGGCAGACCTTGAACAGCATGCGCACGCCGCTGCAATGGGGCTCAGGCACGCCGGGCTCCTCAATCTCAGCCACCGCCGGACCTCAAGTCGCGCCGGGCGTGCCGCAAGGGATGACGGCGCAGGAGCTGCAGCAGATGCAGCAACTGCAGATGATGCAAATGATGGGCGGCGGCATGGGCACGACCCTGAGCAGCCCTTATGGAGGCGGTTATGGCTAGCACGCCGACTTTCCAGTCGAACCCGTATGCGGATTTTGATCCTAGTCAGTGGGCTAATCCGTACTCGAACTTCCAGAATAGCGCGATCCCGTTCCCGGCGACCTATTCCGGCTGGCCGACCGACGCCTCGGGCAACCCGATCCAGGCCCCGCCAGGCATGACCTTGAACAGTTCGCCCGCCCAGCCCGCGGCCGCGCCGGCGACGCCGCAGCAGCAGGGTCGATATATGATGACGAGCCCGGGTGGTCAGGTCACCGGCGGCGCGGCGGGCGGCGAGAACGCTGGCATGGGCGGCGCAACCGGCGGCACAGTTATTCCAGCGCAATATCAATACATGCCAGCGCAACAGCAGGCCGCCGCGCCCATGCCCACGCCGGCGGCCAACCCGGCTGGGCTCAGCACCCAGCAATATCTGCAGCTGCGCGCCAACCCTGGCCACGTGACGACGCCCGGGGCGACAGTGCCGCAGAGTGCGAGCTCGGCCACGCCGGGGCCGGGTATGCTGCAGCAGTTCCTGGCCAACTGGAACCCGGCGCAATCCGGTCCGGGCTCGGGCTTTCAGCAGGCGTTCAACAAGGCGCTGAGGGGGTCGACATGAGCCTGTTCGATCTGATCGAAGGGGCGATGGGTCGACCAGACCCGACGGTGCAAATGATGGCTAAGTTCGGCCAGGCGCCGGGACAGCCGGGGAGCGCTGCGGGCCCGCAACCGCTTGCTCCTCCGCCATCCGGCGCTGCTCCCGGCGCAGCGCCCCCTGGCGCGGCTCCGGGTGGCGGTCCTGCCCCGCAGCCTCCCCCGGGGGCAGGACCGCCGGGGGGCGCGGGCGGGCCTCCTGGCGGGCCGCAACAGCAGCAGCAGCAACAAGCGCCGCCGCAGCCGCAGGCTTACACCAGCCCTCCTGACCTGATGCAGATGTACGCCGCGGTCGCCCAGCGGACACAGGCCAACGAGCAGTTCAACCGCGGCTTGGCGGGCATAACGGCGGCCTTCTCGCCGTTGAGCCAGCGCAACTCGATCATGCACGAGTGGGACAACATGACCCAGGATCCGGGGTCGTTGTTCTCAAACATCATGGCGTTACAGAACAACCAGTATCAGCAGCAGCAACGGCAGCAGCTCGCCGCGGCCGCGCCTGCGCTCGCCAAGCAGCTTTTCGGCGACCAGTCACCCGATAGTATGGCGAAGGCTAACGCGATCATCGCCAGCGGCAAGTACGGCGACGTCGAAACCTCGCTAGCCGGCGTCTCGGGCGACCCGGGTATCCAGCAAATGCGCACGGACCTGCGCAGTTGGACTGCCGCGCACACCGACCCGACCACTGGCAGGCTCACTGCGCCGGTGCCGGACTATTATACGAATTACGAAAAGTACAAGGCGCAGATGCAATTCGAGAGCACGACCGCACAGGGCGTCGCGAAGGACCAACTCTCGGCCAAGCAGGACTTCGCTCAGCAGAACCAGTCGTTCAACCAGGCCGAGGGCCTGCTCGGCAATCTGCTCAAGAAAGACAGCCCGCTCGACGAAGTCACTCAGAACCTGCTTCCCGCGACGGGCCCGGCAGGCGTCATCAAGTCGGCAGTCGGCCTGCAAAGCCCCGAGGGCGGCCAGGCGGCGGCCGACCTGCAGCAGCTCAAGAGCATCCTCTATTCGAAGGCCTTCCAATCGACCGGCTCGAGGCGCACGCAACAAGAGGTCTCGCGCTTGAGCGACGCTCTGTCGCAGCTCGACAACACCAACCTGACGCCGCAGCAATTGCGGGATCAGCTGACCAACATCCAGGAAATGACGCGCCAGGCGCACGCCAACATCTACGGCGCCGCAGGGCAAGTCGCGCCCGATGACTATTACAACCTGGTCGACCCGATCTATAAGCCCAAGGGCGACCTCTATTCGGGCGTGGCGGGCGGCGGCAAGGGCGGATTTGTCGGCGCGCCTGCGCCCGCGGCCGCGTCGCCGGCGGCTACTACGAGCTCCTCGAGCGGTGGCGTCAAGACCTATAATCCCAAGACGGGAATGATCGAATGATCGTCAACACGCCCGACGGCCCGGTCAATTTCCCCGACAGCATGTCGACCGACGACATTCAGAACGTCCTGCGCCAGAAATACGGGTTCCAAGGGGGCGCACCATCTGGGCCCGCATCGGCGACGTCAGCGCCAGCCCAGACACCCCCGCCATCGCCGGGCGGCGCCCCGGCGTCATCGCTCGATCCCAACTGGAAGCCCTCGGGGAATGCGTTGTGGGATCTTTTGACCCGGCCGGTGGCCCAGAGCGAGGGCGTGGGCCAGGCGGCGAAAGACTACGGTCGAGCCATCTTCGACACCGGGACGTTTGGCTATGGCAATGACATTCAGGCTGCGTTGAGTGGCAACACGCCTGAGCAGGAGCGGGCCGAGACGGCGGCCGCGCACAATCGGCTCGGCCTCATGGATTACGCAGCGAACGCCGTTGGCTATGCGCCCTCCGCCTCGCTCGGCATCGCGGGCCGCCTCGGCGCCGGCGTGCTCGGCGCTGGGGCGGAGGGCGCCATTGCGGGCGGTCTTGGGGCGGCCGGACATGATCAGAACATCACCCAGGGCGCGCTTACCGGCGGCGTGGGCGGCCTTGCCGGGGGCGTAGGGTCCAAGATCCTCAATGCTGGGGCTGGGGCGCTTGCGAATAAGTTCGGGGCGGGCCCTGATATAAACGCCGCCGCCGGCGACATCACGTCATCGCTCAAGGACACGAGAGACGCCGCCTACGACAAGATGAAGGGCGTATTCTACAAGCCCGACGATCTCTTAGACCATCTCGATCAGACCAAGGCGGATATTTACGCGAGTGACCCCGGCGGCGACCTGGTGGGGGCCGCGCCGCGCTCGATGGCGGCGCTCAACTCGCTCTACACCCGCACGGCCGACACGGTGGCCAACCCGACGCAGACCGCGCATGGCATCCTGACGACGATCGACAAGCTGAACGACATTCAGCGCTCGCCCGGCGGCCCGGAGAACGACATCGCGCCGATCATCAAGGATAGGCTCAACACCTTCCTACAGACCGCCAATCCGGTTAACCCCGATCTCGGGCCCGGCGATGCGTCGAACATGCTCGCGGCGGCGAAGGCGGCGCACCAGCAATACGCCAACGCCAGGGACCTGCAGCAAGCCGCTCAAAGCCTGAGAGGCTTCGGCCAGTCGCCGACGGGCTGGGCGCAGAACACGGCTGAAGCTTTCCACCCCGATCCGAACAGCCCTGCATACAAGGCGCTGTCGAACATCGCGAACGCCGGCGGCGCGCCGGGCGGGCAAAGCTCCTACACCATGACGCACGGCTTCGTGCATCCGATTGTCGAGGGCCTAGCCCTTGCAGCGCTTCCTCCTGCAGTCGCGCCGGCGGCCGCTGCGGCCGCTACGTTCATGGGGATCAAGCCGCTGCTCAGCAAGGCTATGGGCGCGGGCTCGACAGCGTCGCAGTTAAACTCGATCTATAAGGCTTACCCGACGCTGACCGGCCAGCAATTCACGCCGCCGACGGGGCCTGACCCAGGCGCGGCGTTGCGCGCGCTGATCCTCGGGCGGGCGGCCAGCAACCAGAAGCCGTTCTAGCGGCGTTCACTAGCCTGTTTCAGCGCTAACCCTTCCGGGCTCTTAAGCCATTCTTCGTTGCGCAGTAGGCGAGTATGAAGTTCGTTTTCCGCTGGCGTTGGTCGCGCCGCCGCCGGCACCGCAGATCGCGCTCTTTTCCAATTGAAATAAAGGGCGATGCCGAGCGCGATGAGAAGCGCGATTTGCCAACCGACATAGAAAGAAAGAAAGGCAACGCCGATCAGGCAACCGACGACGACCGCGAGCTCAACGATATAGCTCAGGATCAGGCCGCCGACGAGCAGCCCGCCGAAGATCCCGAGGCCGAGGAGAAAACCCTGCGTCATTTCACCTGTTCCCTCCCGTTGAGCAGCTCCCCGATGGCCGAGGACACGGCGGCGCGAACGAGCGTCGTGAGCTCGTCCTCATGGTCGCGGAGAGCGCGCCGCGTCTCCTTGGCGACAATCTCCTGCACTTCCTCGGCGATGGTCACGCCCATGGCGTTCGCGACCGCGTCTTTCAGTATGCTTTCCAGAGCCATTACCCGAGAGCTCCCACCTTGGAGGCGACGCGCAGCAGCAGCCACAGGGCGGGCGCGCCGAGAACATAGAGGCCCCCGACCATCCACGTGAGCAGCCGCAGATCCGACCGAACGGAGGCAAGCTCCTTGTCGTATGCGGCAAGCTCCTCGGCGGCCTTGTTCGCCTTTTCGGGGCTTGCGCCCGCGTCGATCAGCGCCTCGCGCAGCGCTCCTAATTGCAAAGCCATCGTCGTCTCGGTTGCATCATTGGCAACTATCTAGCCCCGCGCCGCTCGGCCCGCAAGCTTCCCGAGGCCATTCTGTTGCTTTCACGGGCCTCTAATTGCGTCAAATTGCTCGGGTGGTAACTGCGATTGCCCACACGTGGCCCACACGAGCTTGCCCACACGGGAAAAACTGGCTCTTATTTAAGCCTTTCCAAAAGGCCAGTTTTATTTTATTTTTCAGAGGCTTAGGTGGTGGTGCCCAGGGGCGGAATCGAACCACCGACACCGTGATTTTCAGTCTCGTCGAGCGCCCACACTAACCCCGATGTGGGCAGACTTTCTCAACCTTTCATTCCTCTCTGTCAGTTGGAAAAGTAGGCTGAACACGGCGCTTGACGGTTTAGCGCACGTGACCTATATACACGTGCGAGGGCAGTTTTTGCCCACACGGAGCCCACACGGCGCAACGCCTAGAACAACAAGGACGAACCAAAGAATGAAACTGCTCACTCAGAAAATCATCGACACCACGCCCGCGCCGAAAACCGCCTTCAAGGAATTGCGCGAGCGCGGCCTCGTGCTCCGCATCTCCGCGACCGGCGCCAAGTCGTGGTCGTTCGAATATCGCTCGCCCCTCACCAAGAAAAACGCGCGCATTTCGTTTCCAGCGACGTCGGTCGCCGACGCGCGCGCGATCGTCCACCGCTATCGGGTCGCGCTCACCGAAGGCAAAGACCCGAGCCGGGAAAGAAAGGACACGGCTGTTGCAGAGTTCGCCGAGCATGCGCGGGCAACAACCGTTCGCGCCTCTCTCGATATGTACGAGCCGGGCTTCCTGGCGGACGCGCCGCTCAAGCAAGCGTCGCGGCGCGATCGCATGCACCGTTTGAGGCGCATCCTCGCGCCGCTCATGGAGCGCGCCGTCTCCTCGATTTCGCAGCCGGAAATGATCGGTTTCCTTGACTACGTCCGAACGAACAGCGGTCCGATCGCCGCCAACCGCGCGCATGCCGAAATTCGCGCCTGGCTTGGCTTCGCGAAATTGCGGGCCCATGCGCCCCACAACGTGCTCGATCGCGTGCCTAAGCAAGTGAGCGAAAAGAGCCGCGAGCGCGCCCGTGTGCTGACTGATGCCGAGCTCGCCGCGATGATGAGCGGGACGACGGACGGCTCGACGTTTTCCGATTTCATCCGCGTGCTCTTGCATAGCGCGATGCGTCGGGATGAAGGCGCGAGCATGCAGCCGCGTTGGCTCGACTTTGACGAGCGCACGATTACAATTCCGGCGGCCGTTTCCAAGACCGCACGCGAGCGCGTGATCCCGATGGCCGAGGCGATCGCGCCGATGCTCGAGGGGCGCGTCGAAGGCCTCGAGCATCGGCCCGACGCATATATCTTCGGCGAGGGCTCGGGCTTCCGCGCACCTTTGCAAGGTTGGGACAAGCAAACCACGCGGTTGCGCGCCGCCATGCCGGCGGGCGATCGTTGGACGCTGCACGATATTCGCCGCACCGTTGCGACGCGCATGCACAAGGGGAAGGTCAATCCGTTGGTGATTGAGGATTTGCTCGGCCATTTGACGGGTATCCGTAAGGGCGTGGCCGGCGTCTACAACCAGGCCGAGACTTTGGAGGATCAACGGCTCGCGCTCGCCGATTGGGCGGCCAAGCTGGCGTCGTTTACGAACGTCGTTGCGTTCAAGCGGGTGGCCTGACATGACGCCGCATCCCAAAGGCCAGCTTATGCAACTGGCCGATGCAGCCAAGCGAGGCCAGATGAGCAGAAGTACATTGCGCAATCTGCTTTACGCGGACATAGGGCCGCCAGCGTTCAAGCGTCCCGGTTCGTCTCGTTGGCTGTTTTGGACGAGTGAGTTTGACGAGTGGTTAGAGAAGCTCCACCCGCTTCGACGTGAGGGCTGATCCGGCCGCTATCGAACCAGGCGTCGAGCTCGCTGGCCCATATAAACCAACGGTTCGACCCTGGCCGTTTTGTCGCCGGCGGACCTTTGCCGCCCTTCACGATGCGACGAAACGGCTCGGTGTTCATGCCGACACGTTTCGCCGCATCATCCAGGCTCAATAATTGCCCCCGAGAGCTGTGCATCGCGTTCATTGGAAGCTCGGATCGTTGTCTGCGCCGCCATCAGGCCCGCTCATTGAGCGCAGGAGCTCATAGACTTGCCGGGTGACGGATCCGTCGGGGCGTGAGCACACGCGGCGGCCGAGCCGCATGCGATGGCGGTTGACCATTTCGATCGCGTCGGCGAGCGCCGCGTCGAGCAACCGCTGGCGCTCCTCCTCATCGGTCGGCTCGTAGCGCTTGGGCGACGGCGCAGGCTCGGCCAGGGCCACGGCGACCGCCTGGCGGCCGAGCGCGTCGGCCGCTTCCTCGATCTCGTCGACGCTGATGTTGCGCATCGCCTGGCGAAGGCGGTCGGCGGCGGGCCGTTCGTTCATTGGGGCCTCTGCGGATTGGAGAGGGCTGCGATCAAGTAATCAACGATGACATTGGCTGCTTCCGTCGCTTTGGTTTCGTCGACCGGGCAGACCAGCATGATAATGGCGGCGATTTTGGAGGCGTCGACTTCAAACACTCCGGGACCACTGACGACCTCTATGGTTTCTTCGTTCATAGTCCGTACTCCCTTGCAATGCGCGGCTTGCCCGCGGCGACCAGCGGGTGCTTGGCCTCGCGCCGCTTGGCCTCGCCGATGTCGCCCTTGTCGTCCTTGGTTTTCGCCGGGTGGCAGACGGCGACGCAGAGCAGTTGGCCGTCGGCGGGGGTGAGCTTGCGCTTGAGGTCAGCAAGCGGGCGCATGCCCTCGGGGATGATGTGGTCGATCGCATAGTCGGCCTTGCGCTTGATGAGGACGCCGCAGCCCTCGCAATGGACGTTGCCGCCGCCGTCGGTAGCGCGGCCGCGGATGGCGATGCGATCATCCTGGGTGAACTCGCGGCGGCGGCGGTTCATGACATGGCCTCCGCGATCGCGCGGCCAATCTGCTCCGGGATTTGCGGGACGATCGCGTTGCCTAGCGCTCTAAGTCGGTCTACTCTCGACCCCAACGCCTCTGGGCGTTTCTTCGTCCTAATTCGCTCAAGCAGTCCTTGCTGCAAGTCTTGTGCTTGGTGGAATGGCTTGGCGTAAAAACGGACCCACAGATCACGCAGTTCTTTGTCTTTTTCAATCCATGGCCCCAAGACCCAGAGGCTACGTGGATTCCCTTGTGGCAACTCTGGCACAGAACAATAAAGTCGCTGGCGGTATATGTCTGATGATGTCTTTGCAATTTCTCTGTGCTGCCACATTGCGCGCAGCAACTCCCAGACAACGGCTTGAGCCTCTGGCTCTGTTTCCTGACAGTTGCAATTTCCATTTTCTATCTCTCCAATGAGGTCCAATTCAAAGGGAACCCCATTAGCCACTCGACCCACGTCGGGTTCAGAGAGCCACTGATCTCCGATTGTCCAACCACCTTGCCAAGATCTGGCGATGACCGATCTTGCGTCCCAGCCGTCCGACCATCTTTCCAGTCCCGAGCCTTCGGCGTCGGCCATTTCTTGACCATCTGCGCCAAGTCCACCTGGACCTTCTTGCCCGCCGCCGAATACGCTGTGCGTTCGCTGCGCCAATCCGTCACATGGGCTACCGATCGGCCACCATTCGGCACGGTCGGCGTAGGCCACATGACGACCCAGTCCTCTAAGCGGCTCTTGTGGCCAGTTATTTCGACGGCCGCTTTGGTCCGAAGGTTCGACACTGCGCCATGCCCACTGCGCATTGTTGGCAACAATCCAGAGTCGGTCGCGTCTGTGAGGGGCGCCAACGGCGGAAGCCGGTATGCAGTGCCACTCCGCATCAAACCCGAGCGCGGCCAGGTCTCCGAGAACTCGCTCAAGCCCCCTTCCAAGGAGAGCTGCGACGTTCTCCACGATGATGATTCTTGGTCGTAATTCGCCAATAATTCTGGCGTACTCTGACCATAGGCCAGAGCGCTCCCCTGCCAGTCCAGCGCCTTTTCCCGCGACGCTGATATCCTGGCATGGGAATCCGCCGCAGATGGCGTCGATGGCAATTCCGTCTCGTCGAAGAGCGGCAGAGTTAAGGGTTCTGACATCTTCATAGATAGGGACATCCGGCCAGTGTTTCTTGAGGACGCGACGGGGAAATGGCTCGATCTCGCAAAAGGCGACGGTGCGGAAGAATCCGCTCCGCTCGAGGCCCAAAGAGAATCCGCCGATGCCGCTGAACAAATCCAGCAGACGAAGCGCGCTCATGCCGCCTCTCCCCGGAAGCGGACGCCGCGTTGCGCGCCCTCGGAATAGATCAGCTCGATCAGCTCGCTGAAGTTCTCCTTGTCGAGCTTCGACGAACGGTAGCCGAGCGCGACCACGCCATTGCCGTCGAGCGCCGGCATGAACCTGAGCTTGTAGCCGAGCGCTTTCATAAAGCAGCACTTCCAGTCCTCGGGCTCCCAAAACTCGCCGTCGTCGCCATGCGGGAGTTGGGCCGATACGTCATTGAGCAACGCCCACATGAGCCGGTTTTGCGCGAGCGTGCGCGGGTCGTCGACGAGGTCCAATTGCGCGCCGAGCGGCGCAAGCTCGACGGCGCGGATAAGCTCGGCGCGGTTGCTTGCCGTGATTGTGCGCGAGAGCCTCATGCCGCCTCCTCGAGCTCGTAGCCAATTGCGCGCATCCCGCATTCTTCCCCGGCGCGAAGGATCGCGCCCGATCCGGCGAAGGGGTCGAGAAGCAATCCGCCCGGCGTCGCGAACGGCCGAACCATCCACGCCGCAACCTGGGGGGGCAGTTCTGCGCGGCGTCCGTTGACAATCGGCGCAGCGGTTATGTGGTCGAGATCGATGCAGTCCGGCGCGTCCTCAGCCTTGCCCTTGCGAAAGGCTACGACATTGACGCTCGCCCATTTCCAACCGGTGGTCCGCGCTTTGGTGCGCGCTGCAGGCTTGCACCATGTCGCAATTCGCACGGGCTCAACGACGCCCCGCACGGCCTCGACGGTGTAGGCGGTCGAGCGCCAGGACGACGCGCACATGACGAGCATCCAGCGCCCCTTGCGCAGCCGGGTCGCCGCTTCGCGGAGAACAATCGCCACCGTTGCGGAAAGTTGGTGTTCGGTGCCCGCGCCGCCGAAAGCATATGGCGGGTCCGTCACAATCAGGTCCGGCGCTTCTGTTGACGCCAGAATGAGGGCCAGACTGTCGCCGCGCGTGATCACGCCGCCTCCGGATAGAGCGCGTCGAGCGCCAAGAGCTTGCCGCCGAGCTCAGAGAGAAAGTCCTGCGCCTCGGCCTCCATGCGGGCGATCGCCTCCTCGTTGCGCTCGACCCGGCGAATGAAAAACTGCAGGCCGTCGGGAAAGCGCGGGTCATAGGAAACGAAGTCCCACCAGGCGCGCTCAGCGCACGCCATGTTCCAAAAGATCTGCGGCAGGTGATCCTCGGGCACCGCGTCGGCGAGCAGCGTCTGCAGGTGGACCGAGCTCGTCGGGCACTTGATCTCGAGGCCGCCATCGTCGCCGACCAGGCTGTCGGGCGAAGCGTGCGCGCCCTCGATCGTCGGGTGTGGGATCGGCCCGACTTTCACCACCGCAAGGTTGGTCAAAAAAGCGTAAGAGGCGCGCGCTTCGTCCTCATGCTGCGCGCCCCAATGCATCGCGTTGACGCGCCTCGCCGGGATCCCGGTCAGACGCTCGGCGGCGATCTCGTACATGAGGTCGAGCGCCTCTTTGGTCCTCTCGCCACTGCGCTTCAGCTTCGCGAGCGCGACACGGATCTTGGACGCGCCGAGCGAGCCGCAGCGCGCCTGCAGGAAGGCCTCGCGCTCGTCGTCGGTCATGGGCTCGCCGCCTTTTTCGCCGTCCTCCGCTTCTTCTCGTTGAGCAGCGCAACG